TCCAGCTAACGAACTCGCCCTCGCCGAATGGGCGCGAGACTGCGCTGATGACCCGTTGCGCTTCGTTGAGGAAGGCTATCCGTGGGGAGAGCCGGGCCCCTTAGAACGCCACGTAGGGCCAGATGACTGGCAGAACCAGTTCCTCTATGAACTCGGTCAGGAAGTGCAACAGAACGCCTTTGATGGCCTGAATGCGGTCAAGCCCATTAGGCGGGCCGTCTCAAGTGGTCACGGGATCGGCAAGTCGGTGCTCTCGGCGTGGATCATTGATTGGATTATGAGCACGCGACCTAATTGCAAGGGCACCGTCACGGCCAATACCTTTACGCAGTTGGAAACCAAGACATGGGCCACCCTCCAGCAGTGGACGAGGATGTGCATCACGGCTCCGTGGTTCGTGCTCACCGGCAATCGGATGTATCACCGGGATTATAAGGAATCGTGGTTCTGCGCGCCGCAATCGTGCCGTGAAGAGAACTCCGAGAACTTTGCCGGCCAGCATGCGGCCGATAGCACGAGTTTTTACGTATTCGATGAATCGTCGGCCGTGCCTGATGCGATCTTCCAGGTGTCTGAAGGGGGCCTGACTGACGGCGAGCCTATGCAGTTCCTATTCGGGAACCCCACGCGTTCATCGGGTCGGTTTCACGCCGCGTGTTTTGGCGCCTTTAGGAATCGTTATGTCACGACCACAGTCGACAGTCGCTCGTCGCGTTTCACGAACAAAGAGCAGATCGCCGAATGGCAGCAAGATTATGGCGAAGACTCCGATTTCTTTCGCGTCCGCGTGCGTGGCCTGCCTCCAAATGCCGCAGAGCTCCAATATGTGGATTCTCAACGTGTCTTGGCCGCGCAGACCAGGGGAGTGGTTGAGTTACCCGACACCCCACTTGTTGCCGGCTGCGACTTGGCGTGGGGCGGAAGCGACGACAATGTTATTCGGTTTCGTCGCGGCATGGATGGTCGGAGTATTCCTCCCATCCGTATCAAAGGAGAATTTACGCGTGACCCTGCTGTCTTAACGGCCAAGCTCGCCCAAGTCCTGACGACGAAATACGGTGGTCGCCACGTCGCGATGTTGTTCCTTGACAGCGCCGGCATCGCCGGACCCATCGCGGAACGCCTCCGGCAGCAAGGGCACCGGAACCTGCAGGAAGTCAACTTCGGCGCCGACTCGCCAGACCCAAAATACAGATATATGAGAGATTTCATGTGGGGGGAAATGAAGCAGTGGCTGCTGACAGGGGCGATTGAGAAGTCGCAAGACCTTGAAGTGGACCTGACCTCTCCAGGCACCAGGCCGAATGCGCGGCAGTTGGTCTGGCTGGAGTCGAAGCAGGATATGAAGAAGCGCGGGGTGGATTCGCCGGATGATGGGGATGCGTTGGCGCTGACATTTGCGTCGCCGGTGTCGACGGGGAATGAGTTGCCAGACTTCGGGCGCATGCCGGACATGCACTGGAGTGCGCTGTGACGGAGCAACAACTGACCGTGAATCTCGGGCGGCCAGAGCTGAAGGCGAAGCTGTCTCGTCGGTCACGCCTCTGGCGTCGTGGCATGGGCGTGTTGATGAAGCATCCGAAATTCAAGAAAGCCAAGCGTTTTGGCGAGTTACCAATGCCTGTCGCTGGCATTGCTGACGGCTGGTATCTGAGGGTCAATGGCATTTCTTTTAGGTGCTTACAAGCGTGGGTGATGTTCCCCCTTGATGGCGGTCCTCCTGGTTTCCGTGCTCGGATCGATGTGCGGTTCTACGCTTGACGTTTTCCGTCAAATGCTTGACACTAGCGAGCGCGAATGCCTAGCCAGCAGTATTTGAGAAAACTGCAAGCGTTACGGGCAAAGCGAGCCACCATGTTCAGCCATCAGGAACGGCGCCGCATCGAGGACAAAGCCATTGAGCAGGCCGTGCGCGAAGCCGAGACGTGGGGCGTTGAGCTGGAGCCGCTGTTGCCGGTGGCTGATACGCGCTGGCCGTTCGCGCTATCGGATGAGGATCGGGCGTTCCTGAAGATTCAGCGCATTGATCCGGCATGATCGACCTCCACTTGACGCCGTATTTCACCTTTAAGGGCGATCTCGTTTTTGGTGATGCCGACGGCGACCAGATGCCGCTCGTGCGGATCTCGTTCTACCAGAACTGCGCCACGCTGACGCCGAAGGGGAAGATCGAACTGTTCAAACAGCTCGCAGAACATCTCGCAATGGAACAGCCGCGCCTCGTCACCGAATCCTAATGGCGATTCCTGCTTACGAATGCTTTCGCTGCCATAAGCCCATTACGGATCGGGCGGTGGAAGTGCCGCACGGTCGTCGGCATCGTGTTCCAGCATGGAGCGTGAATCTGTATCACATCAAGTGCGTGCCACCGAATCGTCTCGGATTGGCCGCGCAAGCATGGCAGGTCGCACCTGCCCAATCGGATGCACAGGAGTTAGGTCGGTCCCTCAGTAATGCGAGCACGGGCCTACTCTTGCCGATTGACCCGCAGTGGACGAGTCGCTAATGGCGCCTCCCGTCGACCTCGAAGAAGACACCGGCCGCAAGACGCGTAAGTTCGTGCCTGATGCCGACTCTCGCAAGCCAGACGACGTGGCCGACCTCAAGAAGCGCCATGCGAAAGCCCTCGACTATTTCAAAGCCTCAGCGACCTACTTTGCCAAGCAGCGCGAACGCGAGATGCAAGACCTCAAGTTCGTCGAGTGGGACGAGCAGTTTGATCCGACCGTGAAGACGCAGCGAGCCGGCAACCAAGCGGTCAACGGCCTGCCTCCGACCCCTCCGAAGCCTACGATTGTCATCAATCAACTCATCGGCCCAGGCGACCAGCTCGCCAATACTCGGCGGAATGCACGGCTGTCGCTGACGTTCGCGCCGAAGGGTGGCGGGTCGACGCAGGATGTCGCGGAAGTGTTCGAGGACATCGTTCGAGCCGCGCAAGAGGAAAGCCGGGCCAATATCGCGCGAAATTGGGCGGCCGACCGGGCGGAGAAGGCCGGCATGGGATGGTATCGGATTGATACCGAATATGCCGATGAGGATCCAAACGATGAGGCGTCATTCCGTGACCAGAACCTCTGCTGGCGCCGGATTCTGAATCAGGCGAGCGTCTATCCGGACCAGACCTGCCAAGAGCCAGACTTCAGCGATGGGCGCCGGCTGTATGTCACCGAAGACATTCCGCTGGACCGCTACAAGTCCGAATATCCCGATTCAGACCTGACCGATTACGATGCCGGCGAGCTCACAGCCGTAGGCGATGCGCAGCCAAACTGGGTCTTTCCGACCGATGACAACGGAGAGTCCGGCAAGACCATCCGGATTGCCGAGTATTGGGAAGTGACGGAGCGGACGCGCTACAAGGTGCTGCGCAGCGATAACACGGTCGGCTTCGAGGGTGACGAACTCCCCACAGGCGTCACCGTGCAGAAGGGCATGCGTCGACCGCACGTCGACCGCGTGATCATGTGGTCGAAGATCAACGCCGTCGAATATCTCGAGCCGCCGGTCGAGTGGAACGGGAAGTTTATTCCCATCGTGCCGACTATCGGCAAAGAATCGAATGTGAACGGCGAGCGACGGTGGCAAGGCTATGTCAGGCCAGCGAAAGATGCCGCCACGAGTTACAACGTGATGCGCTCGGCGCAAGTGTCGGCTATTGCGTTGGCCACAAAAGCTCCATACATCGGATTTATGGAGACGATTGAGCCGTATCTGGAATGGTGGAAGCAGTCAGCGGTGCGCGATTTCTTCATTCTGCCCGTTAAGGCAGCGTATGACCGGGCTGGGCAGTTGCTACCATTGCCGCAGCGCACCGTGCAAGAACCGGCGATTCAGGCCATGACCGTCGCGGCACAGTCTGCCAAAGACGATGTGCATACGGTATCAGGTATTCCTCCGGTAGCCCTCGGACAGTTGGACCCACATGACCGTTCAGGCAAAGCGATCCAAGCATTACAAGGGCAAGCCGAAGTCGGATCCAGCGGCTACATGGACAATTTTGTTAATATCACGCTCCACTACGACGGCAAGGTCGTGCGTGACCTGATTCCACGCATCTTCGATCGACCGGGCCGCCTCGTTCCTGCGCTCGGCCTCGATGAGAAGCGCCGGATGGTGATGCTGAACTATCCCTACGTCGAAGGGCCAGATGGTCAGCCGATGAAAGCCCTGCCGAATTGGGAAAAGGGGCAGCCGGTGCCCAAGCAGTTGCCGGGACCGCCGGGACCAGACGGCAAGCCGCAGATGCTGGACGTGATGTATATCGATCTGTCGCAAGGTTCGTTCAGCACGACGCCAACGGTCGGCAAGTCATTCGCCACGAAGCGCGAAGCGGTGAACGATGCGATTCAGAACATCATGAAAGTCGTGCCACCGGAGATGGCCGCGGCGCTGGCGCCGGCGTTCATCGAGTCGCTCGATACGCCGGATGCGCTGAAACTGGCCGATATTGCGAAGAAGTCGCTGCCGCCGCAGTTAGCCGGGGCGTATGACGATGGGCAAGGGCCGAATCCTGAAGTGATGCAGCTCCAGCAGCAGGTGCAGCAGTTGCAGCAGCAGCTTCAGAGCCAGACGGCGGCGAAACAGGCCGAAGCGCAGGCGAAGGGCCAGATCGACCTGCAGAAGACGCAGTTTCAGGAGCAGGCTGAGACACAACGTAGCCAGCAGGCCAACCAGGTCGCGCTCGAGAAAGCCAACATTGCGGCGGCGGCCACGATGTCAGCCTCACAAGCCAAGGTCGATGCGGAAAACTTCCGGTCGTATGTCGATGCGCTCGAGAGTAAACTGGCCAAACAGCTCGACCTGCACATGAACGCGATCGCGGACCATCTCGGGAAGATCCATGAAGCGGCGACTCAGGGCCGGGAACATGCGCAGGCGGCGAATCAGGCCGCGCTCGACCGGCAGCATGAACTGAACATGGCGCAGTTGGGTCATCAGCAGGCGCTCGAGCAGGGTCAGCAAGCGGCGGCACTCGCGCCACAGCCGACGGATAACGGTCAGGGAGCATAATGGCTGAAGTGGAGTTTGACGAGCGGTGGTTAGGTCGCCGCGTCATTTCGTTAGCTCATAGAATTGATCCCTCCGTTCCATTGGGCGATCCGGCGCGTCACTGTTATCGCGATGGCGATGTCATCGTGACCGATCGATATGACTTCAAACTGCCACCACTTGAACTGTTGCAACATTCGTCTCTTAAAGACGTGAATGAATACTTGATGACACGCGTAGTGTTGCCGGTGCTGCTGCCGTATGGCTACTGACGCCCATCGGGTCTACATGAGCGGCGAGCACGCACCCTTCCGCTGCGACCACTGCGAGTATTACGCCGCGGCGGACAGTTGCCGGCAACCGGACATTATCGCGCTGGCGAAAGATGGCGAGTTTGGCCTGTCGATGCGTGGTAAGTTCGCGAAAGTGGACCCGAACGGCTGCAGTGATTACTTTGAACCGACGACCTGGAGTGGACGATGATGCACTACGTGAGTCTCGCGGATATTGTGCTGGATTGCATTCAGGCTGCAGCCGCGGCAGCCGCGTTTGTGTTCGGCATGGCCGCGCTGTTTGGGTAACATGGAGCGCACGATTCCGAATGGTGCGGCGCTGATCATTGCACGCCTCTTTAGCGCGAAGGGCATCGATGCCGCGCGGCTGAAGAAGGCGAAAGGCATGGCGAGTCGGCACAAAGTCGATTGGCTGGATGTGGTGATTGCGATGACGCCGGAGCAACGGCAGCAAGTGGAGGCGCTCTCATGAGATGGACGCCTGACGATGGAGAGCGTGACTGGCATGCATGGTTTGCATGGTATCCAGTAGAATTACCACGAGCGGCTGGCTGGCGCACTGGCGGTGATCGTGTCTGGCTGCAATGGGTCGAGCGAAAAACGCACAATGTGCAAGG